TTATATGGGACTAGATGTTGAAGTTAATGGGGATATGACATTAGCTGATATTTTCAATCCTGATGATACTTCCTCAGAGAATTCATTTGAAGAAAGAAGAATGGGATTTTTAACCTAAATATGAATAGTGGAAAAATATTCATATCACCGGGAAATTTTAGACTGCCTCACTCAGTTCATGGCAGCGTTCGATGACTGCTTTCTTTTCCGATATGATAAAAATCAAGTAGCAAAAGAAAAAATTAATGTTCGATATGTATTTGGCCCAAAACAAAGGGTTCTTTATGATATTGTAAATCAGGCTAAAAATATTACTTTACCTGTGATATCCATAGAACAGAAGAGTATCAAGAGAGACCCTACCAGAATACAGTTCAAGGACCAGAAAATCACAAGACCTAATATGGGAGATAAAAATATCTCCCGTGTTCCTTCTCCCGTACCAATTTCCATGGACATTGCTGTTAGTATTCTAGCAGATTACAAGGAAGATATAGACCAAATAGTATCTAATTTCATTCCTTGGTGTAATCCATACTTTATAATTTCTTGGAAAGTCCCCCCTGCCTTTGGTATGGATTTTGTGGATGAATTGAGAACAGAAGTATCTTGGTCTGGTTCTGTGGACTTTGAAAATCCAACTAATATCACTGCTCAAGACAAATATAAAATTATTGGTAACACTTCCTTTACTTTAAAGGGTTGGTTATTTCCTGCTTTGGAAACTCCACAAGCACCTATTTATGTGGTGAATTCTGATTTTATTGCAGTGGCTACGGGTGCAGATTTATATAGTTATAGTAGTTATCCATCCCTGACTGCCAGTACTACCACTGATAATATTTTAATTTCTGCTTATCCAGAGATTACAAATACTTTTTATAATGGTGTTCCAATTTATGATAATATTTCGGTATCTTCTAAGAATGATAATAATTTCTCTTTCTATGGTAAGAGATTTGGATTTAATAATTCGTGGTATCTTTCGGGTAATCATGTGGCTCCTTTTCCCTTGGTCGGGATCGATACTTTCAAATTCCCAACTATCTCTGCTTATGCGATTCCGAATAATATGATTACTACTGTAAATGATAATATTGCGGTGGTGTCTCTCAGTTCTAGTCTACTATCAGCAGGAACATTTACCATAGTAACTTCGAATAGTGCAGGGTGGGTGGCATCTCAGGATTTGTTTACTATATTCTGATTATAGCTTGATATTTAGTAATTTCAACTAAATATCCATATGGCGAATACTATCAATAATCCTAATAATAGGAGCAATCTTTCAAGAGACGGTAAATCGAGCATGTATGACCGCTCGTTGACCTCTTATATGAAGAGTAGGAGCCCTTATAATTATAATGTTCTGGACACTGATGAGAGTAAAAATACCAAATATAAATATTTCCAGAATGTTGGAATGCGTAGACCAGAGGCAATTGCAAAAAATTCGATTGCGCTCAATAATGATTTCAATAATACCGCTTACTCCTCCATAGAACAAGATAAGAGTTTCGGGGAAGTCATGTATGCAGCAGCTACAGAAGACAAACCCGGACGTATGCGGGATTATCGGACGATGGCAGCTTTCTCTGAAATCAATGATGCCCTAAATGAAATTGCCGACGAGGCAATTAATGCCGATGAAAATGATGATATTGTTCTTCTGAAGTTGAAACACACTGAATTGGATTCAGATAAGAAAAAAGAAATACAAGATGAATTTAATCGTTATATTGAATATTATAATCTCCATGATAATGGTTGGAAATATTTTAAGACCTTTCTAGTGGAAGGTGAATTATTCTTCGAGCAGATTATACATAAGGATTTTATAAATGAAGGGGTTTTGGGGATTGTAAATATTCCTTCTGAAATGATCGATCCCGTTTATTCCAATATTCAGAATATGTTGGTTAAGGGATATCTCTATCAAAAACCCATATTTGATAAGAACGATCCCAAGAAAATTGAAAAATATGAACCAATTCCTTTTGAGGAAAATCAGGTAGTATATATCAATAATTCAGAATATAATGAGACTAAAGAGTTCATTGTGCCATATATTGAAAATGTCCGTAGAGCATATCGCCAATTGAGTATGATAGAAGACTCTATCGTAATTCATCGGATGGTTCATGCTCCTCTGAGATTCGTGTTTAACGTGGATGTGGGTAGATTACCAGTTCCACAGGCAGAAGCATATCTGAGAAAATTACAATCACAATATTGGTCCACCAAAACTTTTGATTCTGACCAAGGCGATATTGTTAAAAAGTATAGTCCCCAATCTACTCTGGATAGTTATTGGTTCGCCAAAAGACAGGGACAAGAAGCTACTTCAGTACAAGAAATTGGAGGCGCATCTAATCTTGGAAGCATGGATGACCTGATGTTCTTCATAAAAAAGTTATATCGTTCACTAGGTGTTCCCACTTCCAGACTTGATCCAGCAGATGCTTTTAGAGATGGTACTGATATTCTGAGAGAAGAATTAAAGTTTGCCACTATGATTATAAGGCAACAGAAAAAGTTTGGTGCTGGTATAAAGAGAGGATTTATAACCCATCTAAAACTTCGTAAGATGTTTGAAGATTATGATTTGAATGAACAGCATTTAAATATCATATTCAATCCCCCCAGCAATTTCCACGACCTGAGAAATAATCAGAAGATGGAATTGAAAATCAATTCTTTCAATAATTTGGTGAGTACTCAGAAAGTATCTACTACACTGGCTCTGAAAAAAGTTATGGGTTGGGATGACCAGATGATACTAGCCAATAATGAATTCATGAGAATCGATGCTGGTTTAGCGTGGGAGATTGCTCAGATCACCTCTTTGGGTCCGAATTTCAAACAGCAATTATTAGACCAAGCTAATGCTGGTGCTCCTCCAGAAGGTGGAATGGGTGCTCCCCCAGAAATGGGTGGAGGGGGTGGTCCAAGTATTCCCCCAACTATGGGAGGACCAGTAGGAACTGAAGGAGAGCCACCGGCTAATGCTGGAAACCCTCCAGAAGCCCCTGCCGTTGGAGAAGAACCCCCACCTTAATAACTAAATAATAATATGTCCTTCTATAACACAAATGTCTGTAAGTCATTCAATCAATCTCTATCGAGTACTCTGGTATCCCTGAGTGCTATGGTTTGCTCTGAAGTGACTGTTCTGAATCGTACTGGTCAAACTGTTTATCTATACGATAATAATAATTTTTCCAGTAGTAATAATCTCTTACTTCTGAATAATGATGTGTTTACTGTACGAGGATTGACCGATTGTTCATCCTTGTCTGCCCAAACATTATCTGGTGGTGGTACACTGTATTACAGGACTGCTTACTTCAGTAATTATAACCAAGGTTAATAGTTAAATAAAGTTATATGAGTAACTTGTGTTCTTTAAAACCTATCTCTGCTTTTCAGTCAACCAATCTGAGTTCTCAGATTGATTGCTTCAAAGACTTGGGAGAAAGAATACTGCGAATGTTGGGGCATCCAATGATTAATGTGGAGTTACATCCAGACCAATTATATGATGCTATATCAATGTCCTGTGAGTTTTTCACGAAGTATGCGGGGCATAAAAAAGAATATATAATTTTTAATTCTAACTTATATGAACATAATAAGGGCATTCGTGTGGATAATCTTTACACTGTAGCAAATACTGGATTTACTCCTAGTCAGAGATTGGCACAAAATATTGCCCCAAATGTTGATTTTGAAGTGGGATTACGGGGTAATCTTTATATTTGTATGTCTGCTGTACCCAGTAGTTATTTCCTGTCTTCTTCAGCATTATCTTCAGTAGTTCCTGCTGATGGATTGTCAATGTTACAAATATTAAGTGAGACTGATTATGCTTCAATGACTGCTTATAGTCCCGCTTTAGTGCAGGTTTTTCAGATGGCCCCCGGTAAGCCTTTTAATATTCAATGTACTGATATGCCTGATGTGAAAACCTTCAATAACATGTTCGACTATGATATAATGGATTATAGAAAAGTTATTGATGTGGTTAATTTTGAAGAAGGTAGTTCCAGTGGTATTACATCATTGTTTAGTCTGGAAGCAACCATGGCACAGCAAACTTTTTATTCTTATGCTATGGGTAACTTTGGGTTCGATTTATTATCTTGGCACGCTGTTAAGGACTGGCAGAAGACAAGGGAGAAGGTTTTAGCTATTCGTAGGGATAGTTACTTCGACAACAGAACACAATATCTAAGATTTATACCACAACCAAAATTAACTTCCCCCTTCGTAGGGGTGTTGGAGTGTTATGTGGAAAAACCCCTAAGAGATATTATAAAAGAGCCATTCATCCTAAAATATGCTACTGCTTTATCTAAGGTAATGTGGGGGAGAATACTAACTAAGATATCTGGTGTTCAATTGTTAGGATCTGGTACGTTAAATGGTGATTCGGTATTAGCCGAAGGGTTAGCCGATGTTAAAGAACTTGAGACATTTTTAATCGAAGGTGGCTACGGCGACTTTGAAAATTTGGGTATGTTTATAGGTTGATAATATTACTCTTGATAATTAGTTACTCAAGGCTAAATAAGACTGATGAGATTGTTTAGCGAACAGGTGAAACACACCTCAACTAACTCTCCTCTTAACATCATCCAAGTTGAAAATTTCGATGAAATTTTCTTCGGTGTCTATGAGATAGAGCTTAACAAGAACAAATACGTAACAGAAAAAGTTTCCGATCATAACGGAAATCCTGTGGTGTCTTTGCCTGTTGTGGTTGAGGGGGTTAAAACATATTATCCCTTTGTATTGATCAAAGGGAAGACGGAAGTATTGTTTAACAAATCCAATACAATGGATAAAATGGTAGCCAATTTCGAGGCTATAGAAGAAACAATCTCAACGCCTATATTAGAAAAGGTAGAATTATCTCTACCAGTATATGAAAAAGTCGAAATTCACCCAATTGTCGATAATAAAAAGGAACTCTTGGAGCAAATTGATAAAGCCAAGAGAAATGCTAAAAGAGAAATAGTAAAATTTCGGGAACAAAATCTCAGACAAGTTGCAGAAGAATCCGATAAAAAAGAAAAACTGTTACATGAAATATTAGAACAAGCCAGAGGATCTTTGGTGGATGAGTTTGTAACTATTTCGGAAAATATCAAATCTGAATTGGTTGATGTTAATGATAATAGATATTCTGAAATAGTTGAGACTGTTGATAATAAAATCAAAGACTTGGCGGATAGTTTATCTGAGAGTCTTAAAAAAGATTTTAACACATCATCAAAACAATTCGATAATACTATTCGGAAGTTGGTGAAGGAATTATATATTTCTTCTATCATTCCCCGTGTAGATAAAGAACTTCATAATATCGCCCAAGATATTGTAGAGAAAGTGGATACTATAGATAAAGCTCTCAATGATAAGTTGGATAATAAGTTGGATGCTTCTCTTTTAGAAGGTCTTAATTCTGAGATATTATCAATTCGGGATTCTAATATTGAGCTTAATGATAGCATTAACAGGGGAGTTAATAAGGCATTATCTCGTGTTGGAAATGTTAATACTAAAGTGGATGAATTGACCATTGCTCTATCTGAAGAAGTAGAAAATAAAATTACACAAGTCGAGGAAAATATTAACAATTATTATACTGAAAAACTTCGGATGTTGGAGGAAAAAACCTTTGATGTTACTGAAGAGACTCGTAAGTATATTGTTGGATTGGTACAAGAGAGTAAGGATAATCTTATTCTGGAAATCCGAAAGATTAAGAATGAAAAACCGATTGAATATATTGTAGAGTCTAAGACTGGAGATCCACAAATTATAAATGAGGATAAATTAGTCAAGGATTTTGATAAAAAAATCAATACCAAGATTGATAATGAGGTAACTCGGTTGAGGAAATATATTGCGGTTTATTCTGGAGGTGGTTCAGTAGCCATGCAATTTGCTGATGGTGGCGTGATGAATGGTAGTTTACGGATTAATAATAATCTCACTGTTCTAGGTACAATTTCAGCTTCTCAATATCTAGGAATTCCAACAGGTGGCACTACAAATGCTCTACCATTAAGTGGTGGAACTCTAACAGGGGGGCTTACAGGCACTAATGCAGTATTCCAAACAATTTCAGCTTCTCAATATTTGGGATTAACCATCCCCAATCCAGATTTAAGTAAATATTTGGCATTGTCTGGGGTACTATAAATGGCAATTTGACAATTACAGGAAGTCTTTCGACTTCTGTATTAAATGCTCTATCAGCAAATATCACGTACCTCGACATAAAGATGTACGAACTTTCTGGATTTACTGCTACTGGTGATTTAACAGTCCAAGGTACAATAAGTTCAAACTCAGTTGTATATGCTTTATCTGGTAATTCTAATCAGTGGAATAATACTACTACTGCTTATGCATCTACATCAGGTAATTATGCTGTAAAAAATGCTAATAACTTTTTCTCAACTACCCAAACAGTTCAAGGCAATTTAAGTGCTACAGGAAATCTTATTGTTGGTGCTAATAATATTGCCAGTGGGTTATATAGTAGTGTTGCTGGTGGTGCTGGTAATATCGCTAGTGGAAATTATGCTAATGTAGCTGGCGGTGCTGTTAATACTGCTTGTGCATATACTTCTACTGTTGCTGGTGGGTGGTGTAATACTGCTAGTGGAACTTATTCTACTGTGGGTGGCGGTCGGGATAATACTGCTAGTGGGTTATATTCTAGTGTTGCTGGTGGTGTTGATAATAGAGCTTTAAGTGCCTTTTCTAATGTTGCTGGTGGGTGCGGTAATATCGCTAGTGGAGATTATTCTAATATAGGTGGTGGTGCAGGTAATAAAGCTTTAAGTAATTATTCTAATGTAGCTGGTGGTAATTATAATTGTGCTATAGGATATATTTCTAATGTAGGTGGTGGTAATGGTAATATTGCTAGTGGAGATAGTTCTACTGTAGGTGGTGGTAATGGTAATATTGCTAGTGGTTACGGTTCTTTTGTAGGTGGTGGAGCAAATACTGCTAGTAATTATTATGGTAACTTTGCTAGTGGATGTGTAGCTACTGTAGGTGGTGGTAGTGGTAATACTGCTAGTGGATATGGTTCTTTTGTAGGTGGTGGAGTTTGTAATACTGCTAGTGGAAATTATTCCTTTGTAGCTGGTGGGTTTCGTAATGCTGCTTGTGGAAATAATTCCTTTGTGGGGAGTGGTGATTGTAATACAGCTTATGGAACTACTTCTACTGTTGCTGGTGGGTTTCGTAATGCTGCTTGTACATATTTTTCTACTGTAGGTGGTGGGTTTTGTAATAATGCTTGTGCATATACTTCTACTGTTGCTGGTGGGTGTTGTAATACTGCTAGTGGAACTTATTCTACTGTGGGTGGCGGTCGGGATAATACTGCTAGTGCATATTATTCCCCTACTGTAGCTGGTGGTCAGTTTAATCATGCTTATGGATTGTATTATCCTACTGTAGGTGGTGGTTATGGAAATACTGCTAGTGGATATTCTTCTCCTACTGTAGCTGGTGGTATTAATAATTGTGCTTGTGGAAGCTTTTCTACCATAGGTGGTGGTTCTCAAAATTGTGCTTATGGAACTGCTGCTACTATAGCTGGTGGTGTTACTAATACTGCTAGTGGATATTATTCTACTGTAGCTGGTGGTCGGATTAATTACGCTTGTGGATGTTATTCTAATATTGCTGGTGGGAAGTATAATACTGCTAGTGGAAGTTATTCTAATGTTGCTGGTGGGTGTTGTAATAAAGCTTTAAGTGCTTATTCTACTGTAGCTGGTGGTTCAGGTAATACTGCTAGTGGTCTTTATTCGGGTGTTCTCGGTGGTAAGAATAATTTAGTATCCCACAACTATTCATATGCCCTTGGAAATAGTTTATCCTCCACAGCAACAAATACTCTATTTACTCAAAATATAGTCACAACTGGTAATATTACAACTAATACACTATCAGCAGGAAATATCAAAACTGTTAATAGTAATTCACTTTTTGGATATGGTGATGTGTATATTCCAAATTTGGTTTGGAGAGGAACATACAACAATAGTACATCTTATGCTATAAATGATGGAGTATTTTATAATGGCTCCTCTTATATTTGCGTTACAGCAGGAACAGGAAATTTACCTTCAAATATTACATTCTGGGGATTACTTGCCTCCCAAGGACTTCAAGGTACAACTGGAGCATCTGGAGCACTCTCAGTACCCTTTACTAATGTAACATC